GTATGGGTGGTAGCTTCTCCTTTTTTTTCTTTGCAGGTTTCTATGATATTTGTTATATTTTAGTAGTGATGCGGGTATATTTTAGTGGTGATGTGGTCAATTTCTATGAAATGTGGTCATATTCGTTAATTCGTTAATTTCGGGAATGGTGCTATGGTTGGTTTTCCTTGGAGGTTGTCAGTAGTGATATACGATGGTATATTAAGTGATATACGAGTGTGGTCTATTTCCATGAAATGTGGTTATGGATAGGATTGATGGGATGGATGGTGGAGAGCTGAGTAAGTTCAAGCGCAAGTACGATAGTTTGAAGTCGGCCCATGCGGTGTTATCGGTGGAGGTCATCACCCTCCGCAAGCGTGTAGCGGAGGTCGTTGTTCTCCGCACCGCTTTGGAAAGGGTGACAAGGATATTACCAAGTTATTATGGAGGTTGGTCAGTCAACACACGGAGTCAGGAAGCGTACAGGGTTGCTGTCGAAGCCTTGGAGGAGGAGTGATGTTGGACATTGAGTGTGTGGTGCCGAACATAGCTCAGCAGTACAAGAGTATTCAGGATGGTGGTGCTCGTGTTGTATTTGAGTTAGATCCTGTGAGTGCGTTATTGTATCATACGTGGATGATGAAGCAGTCTGACATTTATTGTAGTGTAGTACGATTGACGTTGGAGGTTATTATTCCGGAGCCGTTTTAATGGCAGGGAGGTTGTTATGAGTATTGGTGTAAGGGATTCTGATGGTGTGGAGAATAGTGATGACATGGCGTGTGACAGCACGGTAACGGGTCTTGGTGGCTGTGTTGCTTGTGGTGAATACAGGGTAGCATTAGCTGGCCGTGGTGTTCAGTTAGAAGAAGTAAGGGCCACGTTAGCGTCCAGGGATGCTCAGTTGGATGAGTTGGTTGATGTGATAGATGAGTTGGAGTCTCGTTTGGATTTCATTGAGTGTGCGACTGGTTATCGTATTGCTGAGTCTTCTCGTTACACGTTGGTCCCCAGGAATGTATTGGTTCCTGACCCTAAGCCTGGCAAGGATGACATAACGATGCCTGACAGTGCTAGCATAACGATTTTATGAACTTAAACTTGAGTGTGCGACTGGTTATGGATGTTGCGTCTTATGGGGTAAGCAGGGCTTATAGGGTAAGCAGGGGGTGATGTTATGAAGCATTTTTGGAGTAGTTGGTGGGATGGTAAGGTGTTGAAGGTCCGTTGCATGAACTGTGCGTATTACATGGATATTGGTGGTCGTAATCCGTCTGAGTTGAGTGCCATTTATGATGAGATCAACAGTTATTCGTTTTGTGGTAAGGTACCTCAGAGCGAAGCGGATGATGGGGCGTCCCTTGGTGCTGATGGCAGACAATTACTATGATGGTCGTTGCATCGCTATTTTGCTGGCGAATGGCTATGATTTCGCTCAGGTTGCGGACGAGACGGGTTATGCTGAGGACGCTATTGAGCGTATAGCTGACATGCCGGTCATCAGGTTGGCAATCCGTGAATTTGAGCATGCTGGTATTCTTGGTGTTGATAAGTATTTTGAGATGAGTTATTATTGGGGAGGTTTCTTTGATGACTGATAACAGCTGGAAGCCGTCTATTTTACCGGCATGTAGTTGTGACACTATTATTTTGTCTGATGATGACCGTCTTCATCGTTGTGATGCTTGTGGTGGTTATCTTCTTGGTATCAGGTTCGGCAAACCTATAGAGAAATATGGGGGAAGTTATGAGTATAGACCCAAAAAAACCGTTACGTGATCTTTATCCTGTTGACCCGATAAAGTATGATGAGGTTGACGCTATATCAGAGATGTTGGGCCAGGACACGGCGGTCAAGGAGTTGGTCAAGCGGTTCGGTGCGACAGAACAGCAGGCCACGGTAGCGTTTTATGTTGCTTGTGGTGACAACATTTATGAGGCTTGCGAGAAGGTCTATAAGGTCAAGACACGGCGTCGTGCCAGCGAGTTGATGACTATATCCAAGTTCCGTGAATGTCTGGACTATCTTAGTAGCGGGTCGTTCATTGACGAACGTATTGCGGGTCTTAAGCTACATCTGTTATATTTCGGGATCGACAAGATGACAAGGATGCGTAATGATTCCGCTATTGTCAGGCTATGGAAAACGTTGATGTCGTTAGCGTATGAAGGCCAGCTCCCTGATTCCGACCAGGAGGTAGGCAAAGCGTTAGCGCAACTCACCGACCATTACAAAGAGTCAGAGAAAGCCAAGCAGAAGATCGTTGATAACCTGAAAAAGGCTGACAAGGAGAAAGAGTGAAGCCTGCTGGCTTGACAGACACACAGACATTGGATGGTGTCAGGAAGAACTGTGAGATTCTATGGGGTGACGAAGAATACAGGCGTGTCAAGAACAAGGCGTTGTTGCATGCGGCCCTGTTCATCGATATCACGGCGACGGCAGGCAGCACAAAGACGGTAACAGATTGGGGTTGTGGTAACGGTAAAGCAAGTGAGCTGTTCGAGCATGTTGGTCTTGAAGTTGTCGGGTTGAACGATATCGCCAGCAACGCATTACATGACGACAGTGATTTCCATGACCTGTTCGAGTGCGCACCGTTACATAAGGCTTCCCCGCCGGGATCAGACATCTCGTTCTGTAGTGATGTTCTTGAGCATGTCCCTAAAGACCTTATCATCATGTCAATAGAGAACATTGTTCAACACACAACGGTAGGAGCGTTCTTTGCTGTCAGTACTGCTGGTTCGCAGTATCTTGGTCATGAAGAACACATAACGTTTATGGACGAACGTGAGCTTGACTCTCTTTTCAGGCCGTATAACGTGTTCTTCAAATACCGATTCTGGAAAACATTTGGTTATTATCTGTTGGTATGAAAGATATTTACGAGACATTATGGGGTAGTGATTACCGTGCCAGACGCAGGCAGCATGGTAAGCGTTATGATGAAGTTAAGTATTGTCTTAACCCGTCCAGCTCGTTGGCTGATTGGGGTTGTGGCCAGGGGAGGGTGGCGCAGATGTTCGCAGATGACGGGCTGGATGTCATCGGTATTGACATAGCGTCAAATTCGCTTGACGATGATGTCAAGATAGAGTTCATCTGCGGTGAGCTGAAAGACGTTTATTTCACGCCTGTAGAATATTCCATGTGCCTTGACGTACTGGAACATCTTGAACATGACGACCTTAAACTGTCGGTAGACAACATCATGTCACATACCAACATGGCAGCGTATTTCAAGATAGCGTGTGTTGATGATTATAAAGATGTTGACGGTAGGAAAGTCAATTTACATCGTATTGTCGAGAAGTCTAGCTGGTGGCGTCGGAAGTTCAACGAGTATACTGACTATACCATCATCCGTGAACATGATGAAGGGCATATGTATAACATAATCCTGGAATGAAGCCTATCAAGAGCGTACAGATAATGACTGTCGAAGCCTGTAACAGGCTGTGCTGGCATTGTCCGAACAAGACAAAAGAGCTTTCTGGCGACATCATGTCGTTCAACACATGGCACAGGATAATAGACGACCTGTATAATTTTGGTTACAAACACGCCATTCATCTGCATCTCATGAACGAACCCATGCTGGACCCTGAATTGCCAACCAGGATAAAAGAATTACGGTATATGTTCCCAAGGAACGACATCCTGTTCATAACGAACGGTATGTTGTTGACCCGTGAGGCGATGAACGAGGTTGATGATGCTGGTGTTACAGAGGTGTTTGTTTCTGATTATGATGACAAGATAGATTTCACACACGATAAAATGACTGTCCGTTCACTAGACGAACTGTATCCATTGTTTTATAACCGTGGCGGCCTTGTCAGCGTGGATATGAAGTCTGCAATGGCTGAATGCCCGTTTTTCAGAACCAAATTAGCCATAAACCATAAAGGCGACATGCTGTTATGTTGTTCTGATTATAATTATGATGTTGTTTTCGGTAATGTGAACGACAGGTCGCTGATGGAGTTATGGACCTCGCCCAAGATGCGCAGTTACCGTGAGGCCAACTTATCAGGCAACATCAACAAGATGCCGTTATGTAAAGACTGTAACCTTGTCGCATAAAAAGACTGTAACCTTGTCGCATAAGGGGTAATATGGATATTCTGGCACCTGACTTCAAACCAATAAAATTCTTGTCATGGCTGAAGAAACAGCCACCGGAAGTCAAGAAACTCGGTAGTGAGGTGCTGGAACTTTACAAGGTAATAGAGCTATATGCTGGTTCTATTAAGCGTTATGATATTGAACTTGAGATACGTGATCCAAAAGCACAACGACGGCTGATACAAGTACCGTATATACCCAACCCCAAACATGATGCGTTCTACAGGTCAGACTCCAAGATACGGTCATTTACTGGTGGTAACAGGATAGGTAAAAGCACGTGTGGTGCTAAAGAGGCCGTTGCATGGTGTATGGGTTTCAGACCATGGTACAAGCGTGGCGACCCTGCGTTCAAGACGCCCGTGGAACCTGCTGTTGACGGGCTTATTGTTTGTGAAGACTGGAAGAACGCTGCCAAGATGGTTATTGTTGACAAGTTGTTCCAGAATGTGCCGCCTGAGCTGCTTGTTGGCAAGCCCAAACGTCAAGAGAACGGTGTTGAATATCTTTGGTCAATAAGGGTCCCGTTTGACACTACCGGTAAAATCAGCACATTACAGATAGTCACTAACAACACGGACTCCAAATCACTTGAAGGGCCTGACTGGCAGTTCGCATGGCTTGACGAACCACCACGTCGTGATATCTGGATAGCAATAACAAGAGGGTTGATTGATGCTGGTGGTAGCGCATGGTTTACTATGACACCGTTGTCAGAGCCGTGGGTCAAAAACGAGATTATCGACAGGGACGGTGCGTTCAGCACAGACATGAGCCAGTACGAGAACCTGTATGACCCCGAAACAGGTAGTGGTGCGCTGACCAACGAGAGGATAGCAGAATACATCAAGGGGTTGAACGAACATGAGATACAGATGCGGGTATACGGCAGGTTTTCGCATCTTGTTGGTGCTATATTCAAGAAATGGGACCGTAGCATACATGCTGTTGACCCGTTCAAGATACCTGATTATTGGCCCCGTGCGGTCTTTATTGATACACATCCACGTAAACCTCATGCTTGCGGACTGGTAGCATGGGACGCACGCAGGGGCAGGATGTATCTTGTTGATGCGTTCAGGTGGGGCGACCAGGCATACGCAGGTAGCGCAGGCCGTAAATTCGAGGATATCTTTGACGGTCCATTCGAAGACTTTGTTGTCAAGTTGAATGAGTGGATGGACCCGATGCCGTATATCATGCTTGTCGACCCGCTGGCGAAAGAAAAAGATATGATAACCGGCGAAGACCTGTTTTCCAAGCTACAAGGCTATTATCCTATAGATACATGGGAGAAAGTACAGAACAAGAAGAATGTTATCTTCCATCTTCATGACATGATGGAAGTGGACAGAGCGACAGGTGCCAGCAACTTGTATATATTCAACACGTTAAAACGGCCACTATACGAGATAGAGAACTACCGATGGGGCGAACACAGGGGTGCGCTAAAGGATTCCAGGGACCCTAAAGATGAACCTGTCAAGAAAGACGATGATTTTGTTGACATCCTGTTAACCGCCAGCCAGTACCCACCACCTGAATTTGAGATGGACACACCAGAATACAATCCTGACGATCTGTTTTTCAACTACTAACAGTTAGCAGTTTGGACTGATTTAACTTGACAAAACTGACAACTGATGATATAGTTCCAAAACTAATAACTAATCAACCAAAACCAACAACATAAATAGAGGGTCTCTGATGGCGTTTGAAGCGTTAGCGAAGTTTGTCAGCGACAGGAAAGAGTTTTCCAGCACAGAAGACCGTTCTGAGATGCAGGAAAAATGGGCTTTAGCGATAAAAGCCTATAACAACTATATCTCTGGCGGGTATACAGGCCATACCAAGATCAACGTACCAGAAACGTTTGCCACTACTTTCCGTATCGCTGCCGCTATCAATACTGATATTCGTCAGAACAGGGACATAGTGAATTATGTTCCTTACCCCAAGATGCCTGAGTATGGTATCCCATCTGAATTAGCTAAAGAACGGATGCAGGCTGTATCTGATTTCTATGTCAACAAGAGCCAGATTCTCAGACCGATAGCATCAGTCATCCTTGAGACTATCACTTTAGGCAGTTCACATGTACGGACCACCTGGAATGGCGACAAAGACCTGCCTGTTATAGAACATCGTCCACTTAAAAACCTGTTCATTGACCCCAAGATCATACCATCACAGAAATTACCATGGGAAGGCGAGTTTGTCGTTGATTCCAGTTGGGTAAGTTTCGATTCGTTGATGCAAAATGACAAATTCGCTAATTTGTCTGATGTTAAGTCACGGATAAAAGGGTCTACAGTGTCCGGTAACTATCTGCATGACCAGATAACACAGGCTTATGATACGTCGTTGAAACTGGGTATGTCGGGTGTCGAGTCACGTGACGAACAGAGTGATATGGTCCAGGTTGACGAGTATTGGGGGATGGTGCCAAGGGCGTTGTTGAAAGAACGCAGACGTAAAGACAGTTATTCTGACAAAGACCTTAAAGATTATGTGTTGGCACAGGTTATTGTAGCTGAAGGCATCGTTATTTTCGCACAAGATTCGCCATACGAGAAGATACCGTATGATGTCTTCCGTTGTTATCCACGCACAGGGTTTTATTATGGTATCGGTGTCCCTGAGCATATCGCACCGTTACAGCGTGTGCTTAACGGTCTTGTCAACCAGAGGATGGACAATGTAAGTCTTATCCTGAACAGGATGTTCTGGTATCGTCAGGGCATGGTTAACCCGAAACTACTTGTTTCACGGCCTGGTGGTGCGATCCCTGTCAGCGGTGACGGCAGGCAATCATTAGGTGTTATAGAGACACAGGATGTTACACAGTCCAGTTATCAGGAACAGAATAACATCATCAGTTATATCTCTAAGTCTACTGGCGCAGAAGATATCTTCTTTGGTCGTGGCGCAGGATATGGTCAGAAAGAGAAGACAGCGTTCGAGGTTGGTCAGTCAATAGAGCTTGGTGCAGGCATGATGCAGGAGATTGTTGCTCTGATGGTGAATGACGGGTTTGTGCCTATGATGGAGAAATGGCGTGACCTGATATTAAGGTTCCAGACAGAGGATATGACTGTTGTTGTCGGCGGTAAACCTACGGTTGTCACACCGGACGATATCAAGTCTAACTACGAGCTTGTGCCTACTGTAGGCGACAAGATGTTCACCAAGGCTGCTGAGTTCCAGAAGTCAATGATGGTGTTACAGTTGACAGCGGAAATGTACCCGTTGATACAGCAGCAGGGCGGAGAAGTAGATTTTGTCACGTTATATGAACGGATGTACACGAATATGGGGTATCGTGATGCAAAAGCGATAATAAGGAGGAAAAATGAGCAAGCCGAGACCCAAGGACCCCCGCAAGACGGGACCCAAGGACTACTGGGCCCTGTTCCACAGGGTGGAGGAGCTGGAGGCGTTACTCCTGATATTGCAGCCGTCATTAGAGAACTTGCCTGATAACTTGAACGACAGACTGGTTGTGATGGAGAAAAAGATTGCTGGATTAACGGGGCGGTGGTGAGATGGATTGGGACAGACTGAAACGTGATTTCCCTGAAGAATGGGAAGAAGCACATGAAACACACACGTTTTCACAAAGCGGATATGGCGCAAAACGGCGCAAACAGCTAGAGGAGATCATCGAAACTACCAAGAACGATGTTTTGATAACGATCAACTCAGGCGCAGAAGGCAGTATCGAAGATGCACGTGCCGGTGCTGCGCTTGTTGAAGGGTTACGGTTAGCGATAGGTGTACTTTATGAGAATGATTTGTTGACCGCTGAAGGGCTTTTAGCCGCAGCGGATGTGATGTAAAGGGTTATATCAACCTTGTATAAGGTTACACCAACCTTGGAGGTGTGGGATGAAGAAGGAAGATATTTCGGCACAACTGGCACAACAGATGCGTGAAACTGTTATTGGTCCAGAAACACTAGTAACAGAAGGTGATGTAGCTGTTACGCAAACGATGGCGAACGACCCTGCGGCAAGTCATTCTGCTGCTGGTTTTCCACAAGAACCTGTTGTCGCTGGACCAGAACCTACGCCAGATAAGCCAGAACCACCTGTTGAACCGGTTGATGATACTAGTGGTACGCAGGAACCTCCGGTTGAACCGGAACCTGATGTTGAAGTAACTGAGACTGACCGTGTAAAACTTTCAGAAGAAGAAATGAAAGAGATGTACGCCACTGGCGTAGTCAACGGCGAGGAAGTAGAATACAGTCTTGACCAGTTACTTGCTATCGCACAGACACAGGATGCTGTCAGTGACCGGCTTGACCGTACCAAGCAGTTGGAACGTGAATTACGTACACTTGTCGAAGATGTCAAGTCACAAAAAACACAACCTGTCACAGAGGAAACCAAACCAGAGTTTCTCTCAGAGCAGGATGAACAGATATACCAGTTACGTCAGGAACTACGAAACCTGAAAAGCAACCTGGTACAAACAGAAACGTTACGGCTCGTCGATACGGAAGACGCACAGATCAGGCAGATAGCCAAAGACGAGTTGGGTACTGACGACATGAAGGTTGTCGCCAAGTTGATTGAACGGGTACAAAACCAGGACCCTAATTTCACTGCGGTGACAAACGACTTGTTCTCACGCCCACCACAGGACGTTGCAGACATGCAGCGCAGGCTAGCCATGTTCAGGTCTACCATAACCATGGGCAAAGGGCTTGAAGTCCCTCATATCGTTAGGGCAGCAAAAGCTGAAGGGATACAAGAAGGTAAAAAGGAAACCATGGAAAAGGTAAAGAAAGAGTCACTAACCACGGTGTCTTCGACTGCACCGCCACCCACAGAGTCCATGGCAAAGCAGTTAGCGAAAGCGCAGGCCCAACCAGGTATTGGTGGATTCGTTAACGTCTGGAAAAAGAATTTCGGTGATTCTATACCGAAACAATAATAAGGAGAAACCAAATGAGTTTTGTTGCTGCTGACGCAGGTTCAGCACATACCCCAAAGATGGCTGGTGTCGTCGCTGGTGTTGGTTTGTCCCTTGCCGAAGATGTTAGTGATTACATCATCATGATTGATCCAACGGAAACACCGTTGTTAACTTCGCTGCCTCGCAAGACAGCGAAGGGTGTTACTCATGAATGGCTGACTGAAGCACTTGCCGACGCCGCATCCAACACGAAGGTTGAAGGTCGGGCGTATGGCACTAAGACAGTTGCAGCACGTACCCGTGTCGCCAATCTTTGTCAGATTTCTGACAAGGTATTTGAGGTCACAGGCACGATGCAGGCTGTCAGCCAGTATGGTGTGACTGACGAAATCGCACGGCAGGCTGTTCTTTCGATGAAAGAGCTTAAAAGGGATATTAACCTTGACCTCTGGCGCAGTACCTCAGCCGCCGCAGATACCGCAGGGCCAGCAGATACCACATCTGCACGTGCTACTGACGGATATCATCACATAGCCGCTTCCGCACATACAGGTGCCGCACAGCATACGCTTGCGAACCTGACAAGTGCTGCGGCTGAAGCTGAGTTCATCACTGTGTGTCAGGAGATACATAATGATGGGCCTTCACCCAACATCGCCTACATGCTTCCTTCAGCAAAGAAGCAGATCAGTAGTTGGACCGGACGTTCTACCAAGAACTTCGACCAGGCTGATAAGGAGATCATCACGGTCATCGAGGTCCATGAAAACGATTTCGGTACTGTTCTTCTTGTGATGGACAGGCAGATGGAGGCTGTATCACAGGGTACTGACCTGATCTTTGTCGGTAATTGGGATAATGCTGCGCTTGCGGTCCTTAGACCGTTCGAGCAGAAGTTGTATCCTGATATCCCCAAGGACGCTATTGGTGGCGTTATCCAGGTTGAGTTCTGCAATGAGTACGGCAACGCCAATTCTTACGGTGCCGTGCAGGCGAGTACGTAAACCTTAACATTCGTGTGGGGGGTTAGCAGCCTCCCGCACGAACCATTATATATTGTATGTATAATCAACATTGGAAAAACCTGTTTTCACAGACACGTGGGCGTCGTAAGGGCGTGTTGTATCGTGCTGACCGTGAATGGATAGCGACAGACACACCTGGTAAGAGTGCGAAAGAGATTGTCACAACACTCAAGCGACAGGAGAAGATACTCAAGACAAAAATGAAGGATGGTTTACATGATAAGGGATGGAGTAAAGGCAGGACTACCCGGTTGAAAGGTTACATCCCCATGGAGTTCATGCTTGCACAGCCCGAACTCTGGCATGACGACAAGGCACGTGACGCATTCTTCAAGGAGTTCCCGTCGTTCTCTACAAAGCATAATGTTGTGAAGTAATATTCTCAAGGGGGATGGATGAGGGTACTGTTAACGAACCGTGACCACACATCATGGTCTGGAGGTGACTCCAACAAGATAGAACATTACCAGCAGAAACTATTGGATATCGGTATCACAGCAGATTATACGTCGTCTGTGATGTATCCTGACTACAACGACTACGATATCATCCACACGTTCCATCTTGGTCATAAGTTCAGCTACAAGTTCTACCTTGAAGCGGCGAGGTTGGACAAACCATTCATCATATCGCCAATCTATTTTCCACATCAGGAAAACTTACCCGTTTACCGTAATGACATGGTTGATTACGCTTCCGCATTGGCATGTTTGAGTCATGGCGAGATGGAGGCGGTACAAGACCTGTATAAAGGTGCTGGTAGGTCCATGGTAAAATCCAAAACATATATCATCCCGAACGGTATTGACCCTGTATTTGGTGATGACGGTGTGAAATATGTTCATCCTAACTGTCCAGATGAAGATTATGTGTTATGTGTTGGACGGCTTGATGCACGTAAAAACCAGCATAAACTGGCGCAGGCATGTAAAGAACTTGATATCCCGTTACTGTTGGTTGGTCAGGCGGCACAACCTGAAGTTGTTGAACAAACACAGACCGTGGCTGATTCATGGGAAGGGTTATGGTGGGAACGACATGCACCACATAACCGGCTTGCAGAGGTATACCGTGGTGCAAAAGTATTAGCATGCCCGTCAACGCTGGAAATGTGGCCTAATGTCGTCGCTGAAGGCGGGTTGGCAGGCTGCAACCTTGTTGTCGGTAGCGGTAGCATGTCGTTTACTGACCTTGATTTCGTGCATGTTTGTGATGATACTGTTGACTCCATCAAAGAGGCTGTCAGCAAGGCATATAATGAACCAAGACGCAACGTTAAAGAGCCGTTCGACGAATATACATGGGACCGTGCAGCATCAGAACTGAAGGAGATGTATGAGTCTGTCCTTGAGTAGTGGGCCACATAATGACCCAATTAAGGTGCTTTATTGGCCCTATATACATTACAGGGCGCAATATTTCCTGCGGTATCTGTGGCCTGCTGTCGAGTTAGTTAAGCATGGTATTGCTGTCAAGTTGAAAGACCCACGCAAGAACCACCTGTGGACCGAAGAACAGATGGCAAAAGATTTCCTGTGGGCTGATATCGTGTTTGCGTTCTTCCCCAAGACACGGACCGGTCCTGAATTGGTCAAGTTATGTGAGAAGTTCAACCGTAAACTGGTTGTTGATGTTGATGACTACAGTTTCGCTGTTGACCCCACTAACCCGTCATACAGTTTTGCTGCGATGCGTGATGTTTATTTCGGTGATACACCAGTATGGATCGAAGGCGTACATTACAGCAAGGAAGTCACTGAACAGAACCATTATAGATGGATGCGTGTGATGGAAGCAGCCAGCATGACGACTGTGACGACCAATGTGTTGGCCGATTTCTACCAGGGTTTTACTGACAAGTTATGGGTTGTTCCTAACTGTATTGACTTACGGTATTACAAGAAATGGGACCGTAAATATCCTGATGACGAGATACGTATTGGATGGCAGGGCGGTGCGAGCCACTACAAAGACTTCTATATGATAGTACCTGCATTAAAAGAGATACTGGCGAAGAACAAGAATGTCAAGTTGGTTATTTTCGGTCAGATATGGTCTTCTCATATCGACGAGATAGACAGTGCAAGGATAGAGACGTACCCGTGGGTGGATTCTGATGCGTTCACATTGAAGTTAGGCAGTCTCGACCTTGACATAGGGCTTTGTCCTATTGAAGATACGTTATTTTCGAAAGGCAAATCCAACCTTAAGCAGATAGAATATGGTGCGTTCAGTATACCTAGCGTGTGTTCAAAGATACCGCATGGCCCGTATTCTCATCCTGAAGGCATCACAGACCATGGTGTTGACGGGATGCTGACTGATAACACAACAGAATCATGGGTTGAGAACATCCAGTATTTGATAGACAACAAGAGTGACCGTATCGAGATGGGCAGGCTCTACCGTAAGAAAGTAGAGGCACTCTACGATATAAGGGAGGGTTGGGTTGAGTGGCGTAACATGTTCATCGACATCGCAGACAAAAGAATATTGGGCGCAGCAGTATAGCGACAACTTTGATGATGTCAGCCGTGAAGCGACATGGCGGATATCGAGTGTGTTCGCTGCCATAGGAGGACATAACTACAAGGCGAGGGTACTAGACTTGTATTGTGGTCTTGGAGCGATGGTAGAGAAGATGAGTGACGGTGGTTTCCACTCAATTTATGGTGTTGATGATGCTGAAACATTATCTGATTACTGGTTTCATAAAGAGCGTCTTTCTGTCATGGATCCTCTTGATACTGATTATAATGATGATTCTTTCGAGCTTGTTACATGCTATGGGGGCTTTGATCGTACAGATAGACACGATGATCTGCTGAACGAGATGAGGCGGTTAACATCAAGTTTGATAGTTTTCAGGCCATATGATCAGCGAGGGTTCGAACATCAGAAGAAAGCATTACCGTTGTTGATGGAACACAGACTGGATATGGTCAAGTTCAATCCGGTACACGGCTACATTACATTACGTAAAGAGGTGTGTGATGGTTAAGATTATTGATACAGTCAGTGGTAACAGACCACCTAGAATCATTGATACTGTAAGCGGTGGTAAACCACCACGTATCATTGATACAGTAAGTGGTGGCAAGGTACCTAGAATCATTGATACTGTTTCAGGCAACAAACCACCCAAAATCATTGATACGGTGAATGGCAAATGAGTTATTCAACGATGCAGACAAGTGTTCTACGGAGGGCAAGACAGTCAGGGACATGGGCGACAGCTGTGGTAAAAGAGTATCTTAATGAATGCCAGAAAGAACTCTATCACATGCCTGTTGAATGGAAGGTGCTTGAAGACCAGGATACATCGTCTTGTGTTGTTGGTCAGGAGAACTATAGTCTGCCAAGTGATTTTGGCAGGATGCTGGCGTTCCAGCTTGAAGACGGCGATAACATCTATAAGTTGATAGAGAATCCCTATGATGTTGTGCGGAACGAGATCAGCCGTGCATCAGGGACTAACAGTCTACCTGTCGCCGTAGCGTTCCAGTACCAGCAACTATGGCTCGGTCCTGCACCGGACGATACCTATACAATGCGGATGGACTACATCAAAGAACTCGCTGACATGAGTGCTGACGGCGATACAACTGTGTTCCCTGAAAAACTGTTGATACAATATGCGTTAGCGTATTTCAAGAAAGACCTCGGACGTGTTGAATGGAAAGAAGAACTACAGCTGTTCGAGAGGGAACTAGATAAGTATATGCAGATTAATGACCGTGGGGTTGATAGATTGGACGGGTTTGGCATCGGGTTCAGCGGTGCGACACCATACTACAGTAAAAAGAACATGTGGGGAGGCGGGAACAATTACTGGAGAGATGATGGTACTTAATAGATTCCTTAAAGCTTGGCCTATCTGGGCTGCTGTTATCGTTTTTGTTGGCGTTGTCGGTGTTAACATGCTGTTTGCTGCCAGTTCGTCAGTAACTTTCACGGCACAGCTTATACCTGAAGTAGGAGATGAAGGCACTGCCTGGGGTACCAACCTGCGAGGCTATCTGCTTTCTGTTGACAGCGCATTCCAGTATCTACCAAACCTCAGCGCACAATGTACTACTGACCAGATTTATAAATATAGCGGTACAATCTGGGCGTGTGCTGCGGATGCGGGTGCTGCTAGTGGCGGCGATTTCTATGCGAACGGCAGTGTTCCCATGACCGGCGCCCTTCAATTTGAGGGTGCTACGGCTGATGCGTTTGAGTTGTCACTTACTGTAGTTGACCCCAC